TAGAACTGCCGCATCAGGTCGATGATGAAGTAGCATTCTTTTGCAAAGGAGCGGTAAGAGCTCTTCAGCATATCCCGGCTGAGCTTCGAGCCTGCTTCCTGCAGCGCCGCAATGGCCGAAGCAGCGGTCAGGCCGCTGGTCGCGCCGCCCTGGTTCACGTCCCGGTTTCCGCTGATCTCCTTCAGCTCGGCCACACGGTTCTGCTGGTAAGCGATGGTGTTGGAGGGCAGCGGAGCGGTCTCCAGCTCCATGAAGCCCCGCTCATCCAGACGGCCCACCAGATGTACCACGTCTTTTGCCGTGTCCAGCAGCTCGTCTTCGTTCACGCCCGCCGTGTCCGAGATAAGGTATCGCTTCTTGGCCGCCGCCAGCGTGTTCTCGTCCATGGCCTGCGTCATCCGGTCGATGGCGTCCTGCGTGTCCTTCATCACGTCGATGTATCCGAAGCCCGCCGGGCTGTTCTCTTCCACAAAGAGCGGATCGAACACAAAGGGATATTTTCCGTGGTCGTAGAAGCCCGTCTCGGCCATCGCCGGGTCGTTCTCACTGGCGTAGAGCACCACGCCGTTGCAGAACTTGCAGTAATGCACCACGGTCTGGCCGCCGGGCTTCTCCCGCTTGTAGTACCAGTCCACCACCACGCTCTTTTCGCTGGTGTCGATGTTCTGGTCGCTGACGTACTGCCCCACGGTGATGCCGCTGCTGCCCGCCTTGCCCTCCAGCTGAGGCCACCTGGCCGCCAGACGGTCGTTGTCGGCCAGCGCCAGCGAGAAAAAGTTTGCCGAGTCCTGGATGTCCTCCACGCCCGGCTCCCAGTAGAGCATCAGAAGGTCCATGCTCCGGATGGCGATGTCCCCAAGGCCCTCCCGCAGCGCCGGGTCCCAGAAAATGCCCTTGACGCCGGTACCCTGCTTGAGCTTGCGCCACCACGTGTCGCTGTACACGCTCTCGTAGTCCGCCTGTTCCAGCACCACCGGCAGAATGTCGGAGAGGAGCTTTGCCGTCTCCTCGTCGTCCTGCGCCCTCGGCAGCACGTTCGGCTCCGGGTAGTTGTCCATGGCGTCGGCGTGTTTGTTGGCGATGGAGTTGAACAGCCACCCCGTGCTGGGAGCGCGCTTGCCTTCCATCACCCGGTTTCCATACTGCTTCCAGTGGCCCAGCTTGTACCATTCCTCGTTGTCAATGATCCGCTTGTCGAGACTGGCTTTGGCCGACTTGTACTTTTCGAGGATGGCCATCGCCTCGCTGATCTTCTTCTCGCCGATCGCCGGTTCACCATCCAGCACCCCGGCCAGACTCTCGCCGCCGGGGCTTTCATCTGCTGTCAGGTCAAGCTCTTTTTTACCAAATTCCATCCCATTTTCCTTTCCGCGTTCCTGTTCAAATCCTCATAAACCTCGTCTTGTCCTTCCTCGGGTCCATATCCAGCGGGTCGTCCAGCATGGGCGGCGGCTGGGTGTGCTTTGCGGCGCTGATGGGGTTCTCCATCAGCACATACCGGCACTCGTCGTAGATGTGGTCCTCCTGGGTGGTGTCGATGTCCTCCACGTTGCTCTCGTCATAGACGAGGTTCGGGATGGTGCGGATGAAGTGCTTGCAGGTGTTGAAGACCTGCAGCATCGGCCTGCCGTCTTCGCCGAAAGCCAGCCGATAGTGAAACTGCATCTTTCCCGCCAGACGGGTGTGGTCGCCGGGCATCCAGTGCAGAAAGTTCGGACTTTTCTCCTGCATGTCCGCGATGCTCTCGCCCCGGCTCTCGTCGAAGATGGACGGGTCGGCCACGCCCAGGATGACCCGGCCTTTCAGCAGCGGGTCATTTTCCTCTGCCTCCCGGATCATCCGTGCCTGTTCCATCGGGTCCTTTCTCAAGCCCTCGTTGGGTGTGCCGGTGCAACCGTAAAGCTCCTTGATACGGTAGAGCCGCCCGCGCTCGTCCGCTGCATACCACCCCACAGAAAACGGCTTCGAGAAACCGAAGTCGTATCCCCGCCATATCTTCCAGTGTTCCGGGATGGGAAACGGTTCGATGACGTGGGTCCAGCGCTGGTCCTTGTAATGGTTCGGGTCGTTCCGCCACTCGGTGAACACCTGCCCCGAAAAGCTGTCCCAGTTTCCGTAGAGCAGCGCCTGCTTTTCGGCCTCCGGCAGCGAGGCCAGTGTGCCGATGTAGCCCGGGTCATTTTCCAGCAGCGCCGGGTTATCAAAGACGGTGGACGGGATAAAAATGCGGGTGCGCCGCCGGGTGATCTCCTCCCCGTCCGGCGCTTTCACCTTCACCAGCTGCACCATCCGCGTCCCGGCAGGTGCCGGACTGATAAACCGTGCCTTCACCCAGCCATGCCCCACGCCGCCGGGGTTGGCCGTGGCCCGGATATAGACCCGGGTGCCGGGGCCGGAAGGGCGGTTGCGACTCATGACATAGCTGTATTCGTCCCAGGTAAAGTGGGTCAGCTCATCCACACCGATAAAGTCGAACGCTTTGCCCTGATAGTTGTACTTGTCCTGTGTGTGGTTCAGGCTGCCGAAGTAGATCTTCGCCCCGCTGGGAAAGGTCCAGCAGTGGCTCGAGCCGTTGTACCTCGCTTTGGGAAATACCGGCTTGTAGTACCGCATGGTCTTGTCGATCAGCTCCGAAAGCTGCGGGTAAGTCTTGCGCAGGATGAGCGCCCGGTAGTGTGGGATGTGTACCTGCCGCAGCGCCTCGATGATCAGTGCGTCGCTCTTCCCGCCACCAGCAGCGCCCCCATACAGAGCTTCGTCCTCGGTGCGCGCCATAAAAGCTGCCTGCCTCGGCTGCGGCGACCAGATCACTGGGCGTCCGTGATATGTTTTATGCTCCATCCACCATTACCTCCGGCCCTTTTTCTTCCCGGCCCTCGGCCCCGATCTCCACCAGCGGTGGGGCATCGCCCTCGCTCTGGCTCTGGCTGGGTACCATTGCCGCAGCCTTTTCGGCCACGGTCATCAGCACGGTAGCCATCGCGGCGGCGTTCTTGTCGCTCATCACGCGCTCACCGTACCGCTCGAGCTGAGCGTCCAGCAGTTTTCGCTCTTCGCTGTCCAGCTGCCGGTCGTAGCTGTCCTCGGCAGCGTACAGCACAAGCCCCGTCTCCGTGGCGTCCGCCAGCTCTTCGGCATCACTCTTGAGCAGTGTGCCTACCGCGAAGCAACGTGCGCGGGTGTCCTCGTCCAGTTTCCGATGGAGTCTGGCTCTTACCTGGGCCGCACGCTGGCTCTCGTCCACACGGCTCTGCAAATAGCTCACCTGCGCCCTCGCCCCGAGGCTGGCCCGGATCGCTATCTCCCGCGCAGCAGCCTGCCGCTCTTTTGCAAAGGCGTCGCTCCGGCCGGCTTCCTCGGCCAGCCAGCTGCGGATAGTGCTCTCCGGTACGCCGTACCGCCGGGCTACCGCACAGATGGATCCAGACGACAGCATGGCCATCAGCACCTCGGCCCGCACCTTCGGCGGGTACTTCTGCCCCCTCCGGGTCCCTTTTACCGTGTTTTTGCAATACGCCCGCTTGGCCACCGCTCTGCCTCCCCTCTGTCGCAAGGCCCACGCTTTTGCGCTCCGTCGGGCCTGTTTCGTCCCTCTCAGCCTACCATGCCTCACGGCCCAAAACTACTGCGGACATTTTGCCCGCAGTAGTTTTGCAAGGTCTCGCCGCAGGCGAGCATGGGTTGCGGCTCCCAGCGTCTGCTGCGCTCCCGCTTGCATCCTGCTGGCCGCTGCCCCAGCCTCGGCTCCCTGTTTCCGCCACTGGCGGCGGTCGCCTCCGCTGCGGACATTTTGCCCGCAGTAGTTTTTTGTATGGCAAACAGGCCGGATTTCCCCAGCCTCATCACGCTATGCTAACGCTATAACAGCCCTGCCGCCGCTGCGTATATCCCCACGGTGCTCAGCGCCTCCAGCTCCTTGTGGTAGTAGGTCGTCCGCCCGATGTGCAGCTTCGCCACCACCCGCTCCTCCGGCATCCCGTCCAGATACCGCAGCTGTAAAAGCCGCCTGCATACCGGGTCTTCGGCCTCGTAGTAGTCCATCGCCAGCGCGATCACGCCCGCCCAGTCGCTTTTTCCCTGTCCACAAGCCCGCAGCTCTTCCCGCACCCGTCGTTTCTGCTCCCTGGTCAATCCCTCGCCGCCTTTCTTTCGCGCGCGTTAAAACG